TGAATTTGAAGGAGAACGTTCATTTATTGAACTATTCGGCTTTACTGAAATAGTTCCTGGAAGAATAACAACTGATAAAATTGTTTCGACTGATGGAAAAACTTATTTTGATCTATTGAATAGTATTATATCAGGAAAGATAAGATTTCAGTCGGGTTCATCGGGATTATACGAACTTAGCGAATGGAAGGATGTGAGCAATCTGATAACCCAAGCACAGAACACTGCCAATACTGCTGTTGAGAGCGCAAAAAACGCTAATACTGCCATTGGAAATCTGAATAACTATGTGAACGGTGCGTTTGCTGACGGCATAATTACGGAAGCGGAAGCGAAAGCAATTGAAAAGTACATCAACACAGTGAACAACACGAAAGCTGCCGTGGAAGCTGCGTATAACAAATTATACACAAATTCCTATCTTACTGGAACTGCAAAGACCGGGCTTCTGAATGCCAAGGTTACGCTTATGGGCAGCATTGAGAGCCTTATCAGCGCAATCAATTCCGCTATCGCAGATGGTAAAACTACCGTAGCCGAAAAAAACAATGTTGATAGCAAATATGCCACTTTTAACAGTGCGTATGCCGACTTTAACACTGCTGTAGAAGTTGCAAACAAGGCTATTCAAGACAAACTGAAAGGGTATTCGGATGAATATTCACAAAAGTTTGATGAGTTTATTGGTGGCAGTTTTAAAGACTTAAAGGACAATGCTGTACTAAAACAGACAATCATTGAAGGAGGTTATCTGAAAAATGACCTTATTGACACAAACAATTTAATTGTAAAGAAAGTTTTTTCAAAGGATGGAAAGTTTAAGATATTGGATGATGGGTCAATGGAAGGAACTTCGGGAACATTTTCTGGGTATTTGAAAACGAATTTCCATTTGGTAGAGGAAAGTGACGCTATATATACAAAAGACAGCAGTCAAAGACAATACGGCTATAAAATCAATAAAGAATTGAATCTAAAGGTTGATATGGAAGGAAAAAGTGACGGGGCTACTATAATATTGCCAAATGAAATCCAATACATAGGTTCAAGGGTAATATTACATAATGGCTGTTATCCACCATATACCCGAACAGTAGGAAGTATTAGGTACAGTTATGTTTGTATTGATGATGGAGGGCAATTAAGGGGGACAACCTCAAATACTTCTGAATCAAACTTATTATCATGGACAGATCCCAATAAGATAAAATGGATAAACGGTGTCATAGAACTAATCGGAATTATTGAAGAAGGAGCATATAGCCCATTACTTTTAAGTTGGAAAGGTCAGTCAAATAAGGTTATTCCAAACCCATCAAACGGTTATATGTACTATAATACTGAAAAAAACAGAAATTATGTCTATTGGTTTGGTCAATGGAACGAAATCCCAACATACGAAAACAACCCGATAATATGGAAAGGAAAACTGAATCAAGCTCCTGAAAATCCCGAAAAAAATTGGGTGTACATTTCAAGGTATGATTCTGTTTTCATTTATAATGGAATAGGATGGGAAGAAATAAGCCATTATGTTATAACGGCTGAGAAGTGTGGATGGAGTGTTTTAAGCATGAGTGGGGTTTCAATAGAGCATATCCGTTATTAATAATGAAGCATTTAAATTTTTTATCATTATGGTGTATATATACACCATAAAATAATTATATTTGCAGTTATTAATCAATAACTTAATAAAATATGGATTGGGCAGCATTATTTGCGTGTATAACAGCTTTGGGTACGGGCTGGTTTGCGTATAATCAGTTAAAGCATAATCGGCTTGCTGATATTAAGGCTAAAGAACTTGAAAGACAATTAGAAAGAAAAAGCACTCGCAGAAGTGAAAACTCTGCTCGTGTGTATGGTGAAATTCATAAAGTATTGAATGATCTTTCATGTGATCGTGTGTATATTATACAACCATATCCTTTAGGAGATAATCATTATCTCACAATCTTGTATGAAGTTACCGCTAAAGGGGTTGCCCGTATTAGTGACTTTTGGCAAGATATTAAGATGTCTGAACTTCCAAAGTTTACGGCTTCAATGGCTCGAAATGAACTTATGCTGATACGTGATATTGATAGTTTGGATGGAACACGTGCAAAGGCTATGTTTAGTTCCAATGGAACACAGTCTTTAATCGTTCAAAAATTACATGATACTACCCATGATTGGGTTGGTTCTTTGGTCTGTGATTTTACAGAATCCATCCCTGATGATTTTGATGAGGAAGCAATCAGAAAAAAACTTCATTTTGCAGCCATGCACATTCAGTATATCCTTCCAGAAGTAAAAGAACGCAAGTTATGAGAGTAACAGAATATCTGAAAGAACTTATCAAAAATGGATCGGGGCACAGTAGCAAGAGTTTTTTTCTTGTTGCCGTTACCTTAATGGGGTGCTTCCTTCTGCTTATTGTCGGTTTTATTTTGGTTTATGAAGTAATCGTAAACAAGTCTATCAAAACCGATCTTATGGGATTATCGGCTTTTGTCGGTGCTATCACTGCTTTGTTTGCTTCGGCTGGAGTAACCAAATGTTTAAGCGAAAAAAATGAAAATAAAAACGTATGAAAGTATTATTAGACAACGGACACGGAGAAAATACACCAGGTAAAAGATCTCCGAAGTGGTCGGACGGATCACAGTTATTTGAGTGGGAATATGCCAGAGAAATTGCCAAAGGCGTATATAACCAATTACGAGCAAAAGGTATAGATGCTGAATTGTTGGTAAAGGAAAATATAGACGTACCTTTGGCAGAAAGAGCCAGAAGAGCAAACGAGATAGCAGCCCGATACGGTAAGACAAAAACGCTTCTTGTTTCTATTCATTGTAACGCTTCTGGAACTGGCAAGGGTACAGGATGGGAAATACATACCAGTCCTGGAAAAACAAAAGCTGATGATTTGGCGCAAGTTTTCTGGGATATGGCTAATAGAATGTTTGGAGGAACTTGGAAAATTAGAGGTGATTGGTCGGATGGGGATGGAGATTGGGAAAATAATTTCTACATTCTCAAAAAGACTTCATGCCCGGCTGTTTTAACGGAAAACTTCTTTATGGATAATGAAACAGATTGCAAGTTTCTACTATCTCCAGAAGGAAAGGCTCAAATTATCCAGTTGCACGTTGATTCAATCCTTAAATATATAGAAGATTATGCGTAAATTTTTATTTATTGCGCTTGTTTTACTCGTAGGAACAAATATCTTTCTGTTTAAACGATTAGATAGCGTAAAGAAAGAACGTAATCGCTTGGATAGTAACCAAGCAGCATTACTTTCAGATGTGGAACACTACAAAACAGAAGCAGGGAAAAACGCTACTTCTGTTTTAAGGCTGGAACTGACGAAAAATGAGCTGGAGAAGAAAAACAAGGATCTTACCAAAACAGTAGATGATTTGAATATAAAACTCAAACGCATTCAGGCAGCTACAACAACAGCCACTAAAACGGAAATAGAAATAGAAACAAAAGTACGTGATAGCATAGTGTATCGCAACCAGCTTGATACTCTTTTAAATTTTCGATGGCGTGATTCTTGGATAGATTTAAGGGGAACTATTGATAAAGGGGTATTATTCGCTAAGATAGAAAGTGCCGATACATTACACCATATCATACACAAGATACCGAAAAAGTTTCTTTTCTTCCGATTTGGGGTGAAGGCTATAAAGATGGATGTTGTAAATTCAAATCCACACAACAAAATTACATATACTGAATATATAGAGCTAAAAAAATAGCTTTTGTAGAATACTTTTTTCATTTCAGAACGTGCATACTGAGAAGTACGCACGTTTTTTGTATCTTTGCAGTGCCGAATTTATATCGGTGTTGCATTAGTGAAAACCTCGCTTCTTTTTGTAGAAGTGGGGTTTTCCATTTTCTTTGTAGAAAGCCTAATTATTATACTATTTCTACAAATATTCTACAAAAATCACAATATCCGTTGTAATCCACTGATTATTAGAGTTAGAACAAGACTATCCTAAGCTGTTGTTCTATGCGACACGGCTGGTTGGTACCGAAGAAGCCGAAGATGTAGTGCAGGATGTTTTTGTGGAGTTGTGGAGGCGGAGAGATTCAGTC